TTGTTAATTCAATTGTTCCTAGACAATCACTTCCAACAAACCCATTTGAAGTAAATACTAACTCAGCTGTTATCAGGGTTCTCCACAAAAATCATGGTATGAAGGTTGGTGATAAAGTTAAACTCAGAGGTATAACAGATGGATTATATGGTGCGAATAGTGCTACTGTTGGTATTGACTCAGAGTTCTTTAACAAAGATCACACAATTGCAAATGTTGACTTAGATGCATATACTATTCCTGTCGCATCTTCAGATGTTGTTGGTGGTACACTTGCAAATCTGACACACGACTTTGTTGGTGGTTCTGGTATTACAGCTACAAGAAATATTACTATTGATGTTCTGCAACTTGCAGTATCACAAGTCAAGTTGCCAGGCACAGAAATTACATATCGTTGGACAGGTATGGACACAGGATATTCAAAGTCTGCGGCAACATTCATATCTGAAAACTCAAACTACTATCCATCTGAAAGAGAATTGATTGCAAACGAATTAAATCAAAACTTAAATCTAAATGGTGGTAGAACTAATAATATTATTTCTGGAACATCTGGAAGTATTACTGCTAACATGTCAACAACTAGTGAATGGTTATCACCAGTTCTAGATACTGAAAGAATATCTCTATGTTGTACAACTAATAAAATTAGTAACTATACACGTTCATCATTTAATGTTTCGGCATTAGATGATAGAATAGTATCTAATGCAACTGGTGCTATGGTCTTCAATACTAATGGAACAGTTACTACTTCTGTTGCTAACATTAAGAGTCAATTCTTAACACTTGACATTGGTAAAGAAATTACGGTATCTGGAACTTCAAGTAATAACACAACATTTACTATTACTGCTGTTGCAAGTGATGGTGCCTCTATTGGAATAACTCCAGCTCCAGCGAGTGAAACAACAAGTAATGCTGTGATAACACAACATGAAAGATACTTGGATGGTATTGCTCCAATTGGTACATCAAACGCTGCAAACTATATGACTAAGAGATTTTCGGTTGAGAATCCAGCAACTGCTCTGAAGATATTGTTTGAGGCAAATCGTCCAGATCCAGCTACAATTAATGTTTATTATAAGATTATAGAAGAAGGGGATATTAGAGATTTCGATAGTATTCCATACAGACTTGCAACACCTGATAGAACTGATAATCCAGATGAGAACCCAGCGTTCTTTGCTGAGAGAGAATACACTATCAGTGGACTGAATAGTTATTCAACTGCTGCTGTTAAATTGGAACTAAAATCAACTTCAACAGTTGAAGTACCAAGAATTAAAAACCTAAGAATTATTGCATTGGCGTTGTAAGATGGATAGATTAAAAGTAGAAGGATACAAAGGACTAGAACGAGACATGAATAGTAAAGCTATTATAAACACAAATCGTTCTACCTATGAATCATATATGAAATCTATGGAGAATAAAAAAATAGAACGAGATCAATTAAGAGACACGGTTAGAGAGATAAATACTTTAAAGTGTGAAATGCACGAAATAAAATCTTTGTTGATACAGTTAATGGATAAGAAGTAATGGCAAATCGTAACGCACCAGCTAGTACCACATTTGAACAGTGGAGAGTAGAGTTTAATAATCTCGGCGCAGATGTCGGTGATGTATCAGCTCTTCCAACTACTATTAATGGAACAGCTGTATCTACTATTGCAGAATCAATAACTGAAATAGATTCTGCTTTGAGTAGTGTTTTATTTCCAAGTGTTATTGACTTTAACGACTCCACAGGGTCAAGTAATTTTAGAGTTAAGTTTGGTAACGATGATGATTTACAACTATTCCATGATGCAACAAATTCTCGTATACAACACAGTGGTACAGGTGATCTAATTATCAACACTATCACTGACTTAGATGTTCTTCAGATAGATGGAACAGATGTTGGTGGTGCGAATGCTGGTAGTCAAATTCTATTGGAAGATGGTTATATCATTCTTCTAGAAAGTGATGACGCTGGTGCAAAAAATAATGTGCATCTTGCATTTAATAATTCTAATAAACTAACAGTTTACTCTGGTGGTATTCAAATTAATGAAGGACTAGATGTTACTGGTGATATAGAAGCGGCAGGAAAACTTGCAATAGGATCTTCAGGAATAACAGACCTAACTGGTGCTATGAATGGTTCATTAACATTCCCAGCATCTGGTGGTAAAATTGCTACTGAAGGCTTCGGTATTGCTCTTGCGGTTGCTCTTGGTTAATCGTTATAAATAAAATAAAAGGAAAAGAATAGAATGGCAAACAATTTTAAAAATGCTTTTGCAACAAGTATCAGTACTAATTCTAGTTCGCCGACTGATGTTTATACTGCTAATGATGGTTCATCTGCCGTTAATTCAATTCTTATTGAACTTGATATTGCAAACACAGGAACTTCTGCTGTAACGGTAACAGTCTTAGTAAGGGATAGTAGTGCGTCAGCTAGTTTCCACATTGTTAAGAATGCACCAGTACCAGTTGGTTCGGCGTTGAAAGTAGTATCAGGACAGAAGGTTGTTTTAAACGGAAACGATAAAGTGCAAGTATATGCTTCGGCTGCAACTGTAGATGTTGTTGCATCAATTCTACAAGATGTAACATAAGGGGTAAAATATGTCTAACTATATTGGTGTACCACACTTAAATAAAGTATCCCCAGCGTTCCTAAAAGAAGATTTTCTAGGTTCTAACTTGAGTACCATTACAGTTAGTGGTGTTGCTCATACTAATGCAGTAGCATTATCAATAGAAGTGCCTGGTGGAAATACAGAAAACATACATGTAGTTCTAGATAACGTGGTACAAGAACCAGATGTTGCATATACAATTCACAATGATGCAGATGGTAATCCAAAGATTTTAAAATTCGCTGGTGCAATACCATCTAGTGGTTCGATTTACATGATACACAGAGGTGTTGGAACAATCAACATGAAACCACCAGCTGGTTCTGTTGGTGTAAACGAACTTGCTGCAAACTTAAAAAGTTTTACAACAGATGTTGCTACTGGTGATGGTTCTACGGTTGCATTTACTCTTTCGGAAGAACCAGCAAACGTAGCTGGTATTATGGTTTTCGTTGATGGTATTCTTCAGAAGGCAACAACAAACTATAGTCTCTCTGGTACAACATTAACATTCACAACAGCACCAGCAGCCGCTGCAGAGATTGAAACAAAACATTTAACAATCAGATCAATTGCTCGTAGAAGTACAGACTTTCAGTACGACACATTCACTGGTGATGGTTCTACAGTGGCATTTACTTTAGGTACTGCTGGTGCAACAACCAATAGTGCATTTATTTTCTATAACGGTATTGCTCTTAAACCAACTAGTGACTATTCAATTAGTGGTGTGACACTTACACTAACATTTGCTCCAGTTGCTCTTTCAGAAATTATGGCGAGGTATCAAATCTAATGGCTAGTAATTCAAAAAATCTTGCTGAACTTTTAAATAGTGATGTAACTCTTACTGCAACTGATATTGCTAATGATGCAGTAACAACTGCAAAGATTGCTGATGGTGCAATCACACCAGCAAAAACAGCTGGTATCGGTGGTGGTGGAAAAAATGTTATTGTCAATAGCGAAATGATGGTATCTCAAAGAAAAACCTCATCATCCAATGTTGGTAATCAATATGTTTTAGATAGGTTTGCAGTATATAAACAAAATACTGGAAGTACATATACTTGTTCTCAAAACAATGTAACAGATTTAGCAGGGTTTTCTAAATCATTAAAGATGGACTGTACAACTGCTGATACGTCTATTGCATCTAATGAAGAAGTAAAGATAATACATAAACTTGAAGGTCGAGAATGTCAAAGATTTGCAAAAGGACATGGTTCTGATGCTTTACCTATGACTTTATCTTTTTATGTTAAAACAAATAAAACTGGTGTTTATGTTGTTGAGATATATGACAGAGACAATGGTAGAGATGTTTCTGGTTCTTACACAGTTGCAAATGCAAACTGGAATAGATACACTATAACTTTTCCAGCAGATGCATCTGGTAAATTAGATAATGATGTTAATAGTTCTTTAGAGTTTTCATTTTGGTTAGTTGCTGGTTCAGCGGTGCAAGGTGGTACATTAAATACTGCATGGAGGGCAGGCACTGACCCTAGTAGTGCAACTGGACAAGTAAACTTCGCAGATAGCACAAGTAATGATTGGGAAATCACAGGCATCCAATTTGAAACTGGCAGTGCAGCGACACCA